TCAATTGGCCGCTTGAATAGAGGTACTGTTTAGTTTTTGCCGGTCAAAATAATCAATCACATCTGATTTTTGATAGCTAATTTTGCGTGCACCTTTGGTGTAGGGGATACCATCACCGGTGCATCTTTTTAGCTGTAACCAGGACAGTGAGACATTAAAAACAACTGCAATTGTCTCGGGTGGAAAGACTGCATCATTCGGCGCGATCCAAAACTGTTTTGTATGCACCAGCTTTTCTTCTGGTGTCATACGATCGATTTTAGTAGGTCGTTTATTCATGATATCTCCTTCAAACTATTAATCAATTCAGAGTCACCAGCACCACAGTGCAAACAGTGCGTGTACATACCTTGTTCGTTGCCAGATTCCTCATCTGGCTCAAAGTTGGAAGGGTATTCAGAAGCATCTAAAAATACGGTATTAATGATATTTCCATTACGCTTGTAATGAGTGTGTGGGGCTAAGCCGTAATATGGAAAAACGCTATCATCATCGCCGTTCCAGCAATGATCGCAATATTTGGGAATCATGCTAATTAATATCCTGCTTTGATCGTGGCTTTATAATGTGCCGCTGCTTTTTTAGCTTCTTCGAGCGTGTCAAACAGTTCGTAATAACCAACACTATTATTAGCTTCATCCCAATAACATGTATTAAGTTTTGATTTAGGCACAACTACAAACTCGCCACTCTCAATCTTGGCAAGCTGACCTTTGAGTGAGTCGATTTGCTCGTTTAGATTGTCCTGATGCTCTTGCGCTTGAGTTAAAGCTGTTTGCAATCCATTAACCACACTGTCTACTGAATAGTGCTTAAGTTTTGGGTAGCTGCTTGTTAAAATCAACTTTCCAGACTTAAACTCATTAAGAGTGTTTTTTAAGCATCTTCGCAGGGCCTTACTTGCATGTTCTTCTGACCATATCAAAACTTCCTCAAATGCATGGAACTCTAAGCGCTCTAAAACAGCTTCTATGAGAGCCATGGTTTCTTCTGATACTTCACGCTGCTTATCTAAATCAATCATGACTCGGCTCCAAAAAAGTTTCTTCATCCCACCAGTTTTGATTTTCAAGCATGTATTTAGTGTGTTCTTCAGATGAGCCGTTCCACTCTTCTAAAGTGATTGAATCTGCAATGCATTGGCCCACTTTTGGAAATACTTGAAGTGCTTCATTCTTCAGTCGTTCAACCAATTTTTCACCAACTTCTTTACTTGGTACCGGATAAAGCATTTCTGCTGAGTCGGGTTCCTTAGGAATATTTACAGCCCATAGTTTTTTAGGTTTAGCCCACCACAAAACAGGACCATCCTCAGTATCAAAAGCAGCGATTAAAAATTTATCTTGATCAGGCGATTTGGGATGCCAGTTTGACCAGTCTGAGGAGTCTTCTTCAGGTATTTCTGGTATATCCATGTAATCCCAAAGCTCGTAAGTTATTTCAACACCAAGATTTTTTTGAAGTAACTCCCATTGTTCTTTTGTATAGTGTTCTGCATCTTCACTAATAGTGTCGTGTTGTGCAATATCAGGATGAAACCAATTACTATTCAGGTCATTTGGTAATTCAACCGGTTTAATTTGATAAGTCATAAGGCCCTCTCTTGTGCAGAAATATGCTCAAAATCTTTAATATTTAACTATTTTGAGCAAATAATTTCACATTTGGTGGTTTTCAAAGGGATTCAATTACCCAAATTGATGCAGTAATTGATTACCGCAAATATCACAAATGCAATAAGCATGAATATTAGAAATTCTTTGGCTGTTGCAACGAGTACCTGTTTACGAGATGGGCGCTGCTCGGCTTGGGTTGGATGCTGATACAGAACCGGTTTAGTTTGACTCTCAATGATTTTGTGTTTCATAATCGCCTCATGAACATGCAAGTGTTTATTTTGAAAGCCCCTACGCCGTCCAAGTGAAGGGGCTTTTTTATTGTTAGGCTGTGAATGTGCCGATGTGAACTGGATTATCTTGTAGGAGATCAATCACTTTGGATTTGAAGTCCTGCACAATTTCATCAAGAACCAATTCTTCTTTAACAATCTGAAGGGCAAACACTGGCTTTTCATCATTTGTATTAACAATGATTCGTAAAACAATCAGGCGTTCATCAAGGCCGTTGTAAGCTGAATCCATGATTTTAAAATAGGCTGGTGTTGCTGCTTCATTTGAACGTGCTTCAACTTGTTCGAAACGAGAGCGACTTTCAGATAAATTACCAACATTCGCTTCGACCTTCACAGATGCACCTACCTGCATGTTGCGCACAGCAGACAGAGCTTCTTTACCGCCGATCACTGTACCTTCAGCATCTGTAATTTCTAAAACACTGACCCAGTCTTCTAAGAAAACAGCAAAGTCACGCTGAGAAAATTTTCGATCTTTCAAGTTTTGCAGCTTGGTCCAAACAACTGTTGGCTCAAGCTTTAAGTTGGCTTTATGGTCGCAATGGCCTTGATCGAAGACATCATCGTAATAATTAAGAATCGCCAGCGCTTCCATATCTTTGTGGTTCACGAAGACAGGTGCATGTTGATCGATCAATGTGTTGTCTAATACATATTTACGAAAGTCTTCAAATGAAGATGTTTGCATTAATCCACGTGGACGATTACGGCCACCTAAAAACTGTTCAAGGTCAGCAATTTTATAATCCGTGTTGATAGCAATCAGATCGCCACGTGCAAGTTGCTTGATAGGGGTGCTCAAGGTTGCGATTGCATTTGCTTCTGTGTTTTCCATTGTAGTTGTCCTACTTGTTGTAAAAATAGATTTGAGGGGTGGAAACGCGCCGTTTATGCGCGTTCATGCTCTTTGAATAGCTGGCTTGTATGGTTGGCAAAAATTGTCACGCTGCCATCAGTATTGAGATACATAGGGGTTTCTGAGGTTGTATCTTCTGAACGTTTGCCTTTTGCAGTAGGTTCCACATAGGCCAAAGTGTGAGAAATGTTGACTTGGTTCGATTCACCGATTCGGGAAATATCCAATGTCACTTGGACTTTTCCCTTTTTGCCGTTTGCTACGACGCCTTGGGCTACTTCTGAAATAGCGATACCAAGCTGCTGAGAGAAGTTGCCGCCAGATAGATCAGCAACGAATTGAGGTGCATCAGTTTGTTTTGACATGTTATTGCCTCACTTGAGTTAAACCTCGCTTATTGTTGTGGCGAGGATTTGTTGTCTGTGAGGTGAATTTATCAAAAGATAATTTCATTATCAATAGCATTTGATAAATTAAATTATCTTTATTGCTAAATATTGATAATTAAAAGATATTTTAATGACAAAAAAAAGCCTGACTTTTCGCCAGGCAAATTATCAAAATTTTGTAAATTTTTATACTTCTCCGCAACGCCACTTTATGCGCCCAGTTATCTGAACAGAATTTAAATCTTTTGCATGAATAAATTCATCAGGATATGTAGTTTTATCCAAGTTATCGCTTACAAGTCTTAAATCACCATTAGGTAGTTTAAATAGACGCTTTATACGCAATTCCTTATTAATTATGAAAGCGTAAATTTTATCACTGAGAACTTCTTCTATTGTTTTGACTCTTAGATCCACTAATACAGCATCTTCATGATTAATAGTTGGTTCCATACTCTTACCATCACCACAGAGAATTCCAGTCTCATTATGATTCAGTGATAAATTATGCTTTCTTAAAAAACTTTGTTTGAAAACAAGGCCGCCTTTTATGAGTTCATCTTCATTGGTATATCCATTACCACAAGCAGCACGTACGTCATACATCGGAATAATTACATAATCAGACTGTTCATCAATTTGTCTCGGCTTAATGATGCCATTTTCAATCTTACTTTCACCAAAGGGACTTGAATTATCAAGTGCATCTAAAGAATTTAGTTCAAGATCTAAGCTTCTTTCAATTTGTCTAGCTTTAGCTTCACTCACACCTCTTGATCCCTTTTGGTCTGGTTCCATAAGCATCTGAGAAAGATAAGTTTTGTCGATTCCAACAGCTACAGCAAAGTCCTCCTGACGATCAAAAATCCTATCAGAAGTAAGTTGATCTATAAGCTTACGTAGATTTTTACGACGTATTTCTTTTAAGTTCATGTTCAAAATATTCATAAGCCAACTAATTATCAAATGATAACAACCGAAGATAAATTTAGCTAATTATCCTATTGCAAATATATTTATCAAAAGATAAACTAATTTGATAAATTAATTATCAATAGGATTAGCAATGACTGCGTCTAAGCAATCACTTTCAAGCTACCTAAATTCTCTATCAAGCAAAGAAGAAAAAGAGAATTTTGCCAAGCGTTGCAAAACATCTTTGGGATATTTGCGATTAATCACGTCTGGTGTTCGTCAATGTAGCGCAACTCTTGCCATCGATATTGACCGTGAAAGCGAAGGAAAAGTGGCTTGTGAAGAACTATGCCCTAATGCTGATTTCGCCTATCTGCGCAATTCTAAAGATGAAGTTGCATAACCCATTCTCACAAAACGCCGTGCATCGGTAAACGTGAAAAAAATCAAGGATTCACATATGGAAATTTCAAAAGAAACAAAAAACGCACTGCACAAAATGATTCATCACTCTGAGGGCGTCACACCTAAGGATGTGGCAGATGTGTTGGGCGTATCTCACAAAACAGTATTGAACTATGCAAATCCAAACATGGACCAGCATTTACCGAGTCTTAAGGCATTTGAAGCGTCGCTTGTGTACACACAAAACCCAGCCGTGATTAAGGTATGGGCGCACAAGTTGGGTTTGATGTTGGTACCGGTAAAGCAGGCGGCAGACAAAGAACATCAAGTAAGCGTACTTGAATCACTACTTCATTTGAACATTGGCAACGGTCAAATGAATAAGCACGTACATGACATTTTAGAAGATGGTGTGGTCACGCCGTCAGAACTTGCTGACACATTACATTTGGTTGAATCACTCGAACAAGAACTTGCCAGCTTTCGTAAAGCGATTGAAGCAGAGGCAGGAAAATATTTATCGGCCCTACAAACAGAAAAAGCCTGATCCGCGAAGTCAGGCTTTTAACGTTGATAACCTAAAGGAAATCAAATGAACATGTTGGCTAAATTTAATCACACCGAAATGCAAATGACAAGTTTAGAAATTTCAGAGCTTGTTCGTTCACGCCATGACAGCGTTAAAAGAACTATTGAAACGCTTGCAAGTAAAGGTGTTATCGAATCTCCACAGTCTGTGGAAATTAAAACGGCGACACGCCCAACTGGTGCATATGTCTTTTCTGGTGAAGCTGGGAAACTAGATAGCATTACCGTTGTTGCACAACTTTGCCCTCAATTTACAGCAGCTCTGGTAAAGCGTTGGTATGAACTTGAGTCTCAGCAAAATCAAACTCGTGAATTAACTCGGTTGGAGATTCTGCAACTCGCTCTGGAGTCTGAGAAAAAAGCCATTGAGCTAGAGCAACAAGTCAAAGTACTTGAACCTAAGGCTCAGGCATTAGATGTGATTGCAGATACGACAAACACTTATAGCATCCGAGAATGTGCAAAAACGATTGGCATTCAAGAAACCAAGCTGATTGATTTCATGCTCAAAAAACAGTGGGTGTATCGAGAGAACAGCAGGCACCGCCGTTTGTGTGCTTATGCTCATCGAGTAGAACAAAAAGTCATGATCAATAAAGTTTCAAAAGTGGTTGCTTGTGATGATGGTGACAAAGTATTTACTCAGGCACGTATTACGGCGTTTGGTTTGACTCGCTTAACTGCGGCTATTGAAAAGGCGGGTTTGAAATGAATCAAATTTATTTTGGCGACTGCCGCAAAACTATGCAGCAACTTGTAGACAAAGGAATTAAAGTTCAGACATGTATCACGTCACCTCCTTATTTCGGATTACGTGATTACGGTGTTGATGGCCAACTTGGTTTGGAAGCAACCGTTGATGAATACGTTCAAAATATGGTTGAAGTTTTTCGCTTAGTTAGAGAGATGCTACATGATGACGGTACGCTTTGGTTAAATCTTGGTGATAGTTACGCTGGTTCTGGTCGTGGAATGATTCGAACTGGCCTAAACGATGGTAAAAATCCTAAAACAAAAGGATTAGTTTTACCTAAGCAAAATGCAGCTCAATCAAATTTAAAACCTAAAGACTTAATTGGAATCCCTTGGAGAGTTGCATTCGCTTTACAGTCTGATGGTTGGTATTTACGTCAGGATATTATCTGGCACAAGCCAAATCCGATGCCTGAAAGCATCACTGACAGATGCACCAAAGCACATGAATATATTTTTCTATTCAGTAAATCACGTAAATATTATTTCGATCATCACGCGATTAAAGAGCCAGTCGCTGAAAGTTCACTAAAACGCCTTTCTCAAAATATTGATTCTCAGGAAGGTAGTCACCGTGCTGTGGGAAAAAACGGCCCCATGAAAGCCGTTTGCTCAAGATCATCCAGAGATAATTTTAAGCGTTCCGGATCTAAGAGATGCACTGTTATTCCAAATCAAACTGTAGGTACTCATCGAGAAGATCGAGTAGACAGTGAATATGATTTATTGACACGGAACAAGCGTAGTGTCTGGCAAGTATCAACTAAACCGTACAAAGGCGCTCATTTTGCCACTTTCCCAATTGATTTAATCGAACCATGTGTTCTCGCAGGATCTCGAGTAAATGACATTGTTTTTGATCCATTCATGGGATCAGGAACCACAGCGGCAGCAGCTCTTAAACATAGTCGCCATTATTTAGGTTGCGAATTGAATAAAGAATATGAGCAATTGCAGCAAGAAAGATTGCAGCAATATGAGGGTGGAATATCAACAAAATACCATTTTTTAGATACCTCAGAATGTGAAAAACAAAACACTGTAGAGGTTGTTTATGAGTAAATTTATCCCTAACTCATTTCAAGTGCCAAATGCCTTTGTCGATGAAGTACTCGACAAAATTTCTGACTCTGCATGCAAAATATACCTTGTGATTTGTCGTAAGACACGCGGCTGGAACAAAGAAATGGATTCAATTTCTCTGACTCAGTTTGAGGAAATCACCGGTAAAAGTCGTCCAACAATTGTGAAATGCCTAAAGGAATTGATCAAAGTTGGTCTAGTAATGGAAGAGCAGAGCACGGTCCATGGGAACACTTTTAAACTTGGAAATGAAACTTCAATTGGTTGTGTCTTAAAGTTTCCTAGTAAAGAATTTTTACTAGATGAATCAAAGTCGAGTGGTAAAAAATATTTACCATTGCTAGTTAAAAATTTTAACCATGCTAGTAAAAATATTTTACCGCTGCTAGTAAAAATTTTTAACACACAAAGTATCACTATCAAAAACAACTCTCAAAGTAATAAAAAAATAAATAAAAAAGATTCAGCTGAACAACCTGAATCTAAAAAATCAGTGAGTCAAAAATCAGACAAATTTGATTTTAAAAACGCACTCATTGAAAACGGTGTTTCTGAAAAACTTGCTACTGAGTTCATGCAAGTTCGCAAAGCCAAAGGCGGTGTAAACACAGAACGTGCATTTGCACTTCTTTCAAAACAGATCGAGAAAGCGAATCTCAATTTCGTACAAGCGATTGAGTTTTGCTTGAACCGTCAAAAGCCTTGGGCAGCGTTTGAAGCGCAATGGTATTTCAACGAACAGAATCGTTCTTCACAACCACAACAAACAAATCAGCCGTACCAACGCCGTTTTGGTAACTCACAAACACAAGCGCCAGAGATGCGTGATGTAACGGGAGAGCATGCATGAGCAATATTCAAGTTTTCCAAGATGCTTTCACAGTTTCTTTTCCAGTTGACGTTGCTGAGATGGTTCTTTCACGTATTGAAATGATTCACGGCGCTGATTTTCAAAAGCTATATGGCCATTTGTCGAATGATGAACTTACACAGCTTGCATGCACAGTGCTCGATGGTATCTCACCAGTTGAACTTAAACGCGGCATTCAGCGCATGAATACTGAGAAGTGGTGCCCGAAGCTGCCAGAGTTTCGCTCTTGGTGTGTTCAGGCGGGTGATTGGTGGACTGCTGATCAAGCCTGGGCGAAAGCTTTAAATTTTATCAATGACAGTTCTCTACCGATGACCACATTGGCTAAGGCTGCTTTTGATGAGGTGAAACACATCCTAGACAACGAAGGGCAAAAGGCTGCGCATTACGCATTTAAAGATATCTATCAAGATTATCTTGCTCGAGCGCAAAAGAAGGGCAAAACACAAGAAATGTGGGTGAAACCTGAGAAGCCTAAAGCGATTTCAACTACTCGAAAAACTGTGCCATGCCCGCCTGAAGTTTTGAGTCAGTTGAAAGGAATTAATAAGTTTTCTAATCGGTTAAATGCCGTGTGTGAGGTGAGCAATGGATAAGCAAGAAGTTACAGAACAAGACATACGCTTACCACAATTTCGTGATGCCAAGCTGGAAGATTTGGAATTTGATGGAACTGGTGAAGTTGTCCGAAAAGATCGTTTTCAAACATCAATGCGCAAATTGTATGGGAAGTTAAGCGGGATTAATGGCCTTTCATCGCGCGGATCTTGGACTTGTGAGCAGGTGGTAGGTGCTGTTGAGCAGTTGTTAAGGTTCAAGCAATTGGTAATAGCGCTCAATAATTTGCCTGAAGATGCTGAATATTACCACTTTGGCAACAACACATACGTGAAAGATATTGATCAAGAGCACCTACAAATTGCAAGAGATCATCCGGATGCGAGTCATTTAATCACTCATGCAACATGCGAAATCAATGGCAAATGGGAAGAAAACTCAGCATGGCTCAAGTTCATAGATCATTTAATCAGTATTGATGAGATAAAAAAAGAAATTGCTGATTTTGGTGAGGTGGAAAATGGACAAGTGTAGAAAAGAGTTTGAAACATTAGAAGATTATCAAAAATCAATTAAGTTGTTTAATGAGAGAACTCGATTGGATTATGAGGAGTTTATTCATAAACAGGGTCAAGAAAGACAAAAATTACAGCTTAGATTTACCCCATATACAACTAAAAAAGGTGGGTATGGTGTAGCAGACCTAAACCATGGTTTGCAAACTTGGCAAGAACAGCAAAAGCGGATTGATGAGTTGCAGGCGCGGTTGGATGCAGCATTAAAAGAGACTCAACATGCTTTACGGTATGTGGAGGCGGATATGCGTGGTAATCATGAGTTCCTAAAAATGGCCATGATTCGAACACTTAAGTCTTTAGCCCAAGCACTCAAAGGCGGTGAAGTATGATCCCAAATGGCGCAACACATACAGACAACGAGGGTGCGTATTGGAAAGACAACGACGGCTATTGGTACTACTGGGATGAAATCTTTGAATGGTGCGGGTACATCGGGCCAGTCAATCAAATGTTCTTAAACAATAAAAATCCAATAGGGGTGAAATGATGCTACAGCCAAAATGGGGAACATATCGCCATAGTTTTGATAAAAAAGATAGTAAGGAGTCAGTAAAAAAAGATCATATGCCAGCGGTGCCTTCATTCCTGGTTAAGGGCAAAACATTTGAATGCTCAGGTGGTGAAATACTTAACTGCAGTATTCAAATCGTACCGCCGTCAATCAACAACTATTGGCTTGATTCTGGTAAGGCATGCAAACGACTAAGTAAGCGTGCAAATCATTTTGTAGAGGTAATCAAAAGATTTGTTCAACCACTTAATTATGGTGGTGATGTGCGAGTAGAGATTAACTATCACATGCCAGATAACAAGGTACGCGATATCGATAACATCGTAAAACCTTGTCTTGATGCTTTGACAAAATGCGGTTTGATTGGGGATGACTCACAAGTAAAAAGCCTGATAGTTCATGCCAGACCAGTCGTCAAAGGTGGTTTGCTTGATTTATGCGTAATCAAAATGTGAGGCCAAATATGAGACGACAAAATAATAATTGGTTGTGGGTATTGGTCTTTCTGGTTTTTGCACTGGCAGCAGGTCTGATAAATGGATGGAACACAATTCAAGTATGTAAAACACATGATGTGTATTGGGTAAAGGGAACTCAATACTCATGCAAATTTTTTAAATAAGGCGGGCCTTCGATGAATCAAGAGTTAAAGCAAAATCCAGTTTCTAATATCGAATGGCTTGGTGCGCAGATGCGTGCAAAGACAGCAAATTTAGAACAGTGTACTCAAGACACTAATTTAAAGCCGATCACTTGGGAGGATCGTTGCGGGGCATTCACTCACATTCAAACAGAACAGGCAAAAAGCCTTGCGGCATTATTTGTTTGGGGCCACAAAGATAAACAGTCATACGATTATTTGATAGATAATCTTTCAAACATCATGCTGGACCAGGTCAAGAAAGATCGAAAAAGCGACCCAAAAAACATTCCATTGAAAGATCTTAGTCTATTGATGGCTCGTATGGTTCTCGAGTTTGCTTTAGATGAAAACTTGGAGTCTAACTTTACTGCTAAAGGCCGGCTATATTTTGCAGGTATTGGAGAAGGGCGCTTATCGTATGATGCTTACAGAATGTCTTGGATCAAGTACGAAAAGCAGATGCAGCTTGCGATTTACAGCGCACGTTGGGAGATTGAAACGGCGGTTGAGAAGTATCGAAAACGTTTAAAAAATTGATAAGAAAGTTTTTACAATCTGCCTATTTCGTTTAAACGTAAATAGATGTATATTTTTCATATAATGGTCGTACTGCACCAGATTGATAATTAAGCTCGCATTTGCGGGCTTTTTTCATAATTTTTTTATGTGATACTCTATTAAATCAAAAATTTTCTTTATTTCTATTTTTTAACAATAATGCTATATGTCTATGCAGATAAAGATGGTCATTATCCAAAAAGCTGAGGTAAAAAATGGAAAAATTAGTATTAAAAGATTTAAAGTCAAATGAGACAATTACATTAAAAAGATTGAATAAACTGGGAGACGCCAGATCAGCAATGGACGATAGTCGAATAGTTATCGCAAATGAAGAATGGATATTTGTGGAAGAAAATGAACCTGTTCCAGACAGATTGGTCGCCTTACTCCATAACGTATATGTTGGTCAAATAATTTTAGATCAATATGAGATTGTCGGTCTTGATTAAGTAATGATTTGATATGAAACTTGGTAAAGACATACAAGAAATTTTAGCTGGATTTGGAAAAACTATTAAAATCCTCTTTCAACACCATACTCTTAAGGATGAGCTTTTCAATAATAATTGGTATCCAATCTCATATGTAAGTAGATTTGAAAAGGATCCAAAAGAGTCTATAGATGAGTTCATGGAAAGACTCATGACTGCTAATTACGATAAAATCAAACAGTATTGTTTAAGTAGTCTTCCATTAAGAAAAGATATCTTAGAAGAATCATTTAAATTATTTGAGGCTGAAAATTACATAGCATGTATTCCACTATTTTTGATCCAAACTGATGGAATTGCCAGAGATTACGGCGCGAAAGGTATGTTTTCAGGTGAGGGAAACTTTAAAAAGATTGATGATCAACGTAAAAGTAAAATGATTCCGTATATTAATAAATATGCAAATAAAGATATTAAAAAAGCTGCATTTTTTTTAGCTTTGAACAGTGAAAAGTTTATTGGAGAGAAAAGTTATGAAGAATTGTTGATTACAAAGCGTACCGAAAATACTACTCCTGAAGAAAACTTTTGCTTAAATAGACATGGGATTTTACACGGTTTTAGTGAATATCAAGATTATCCTAATAAATTGAATGCTTTGAGATCTATATGTTTTATGGTTTACACATTGAATATTTGCGAGCAACTCAAATTTGCAGAAGAAAATAATATTTAA